CTAATGAATTCCCGATGTCTTGGAAGGCTTTGAATGGAACGCTGGCTTGAACTTGCGAAGCATATCGCATCGACTGTCGATAGAGATAGAGCGCATATCTCTCTTATTGTTAGAAAGAATCGACTCATCTCCGTTGGTACAAACAACTGGAAGACTCATCCTAAGACTGCTGAGTATGGGTATATGTATCCCTATCTACATTCGGAACTTGATGCTTATCGGAAGATCAAGATACCGCTTGATAGACTGACTCTTCTTAACTTTAGGATAAGCAAGACAGGAAAGCTTGGTATGTCCAGACCTTGTAGGTACTGCATGCCGTGGTGTTCTGAAATCTTTGATCGCATTGTTTTTTCCAATGACAAGGGAGAGTTTGAGGTTGGATGAGAATTTAATCGAACAGCTCAATCAAGAAATAAAAGAACTAAAAGAATTATTAATGCAAGCCCGTAGAGAAATCATAGCGTATGATGCAATACATGGACGCAAGCCGATCATTGATTGCATTAAAGAACGCGGATGGGTTGAACTACTTAAGGAGACTACCAATGTCAAAAAATAAACCGTGGTTAAAAGCGCGTAAGCGTGGTGGCGATGCTGGTAAGGGGGATCGTTATCGCCCTGTTGATCGTGAACAATACGAAAAAAACTATGATGCTATTTTTAAAGCTCTAGATCGTATTAATGATAAGTTTGACAAAGCCCTAGAAAAGCTAGCCGATGATGAAAATAAAAACACTAAACGAGATTGAGGAGATGGTATATGATCTTGCAGCACTTAGCTACAAGGTTGGTCGTGTTGAGACTGATGGTACTACGACTCAAAACAAATATGATAAACTGGTTGAACAGCGTGACAATCTAAGAACTGAGATTGCTCTTGCTTTCAAATTTTATAAGCACTCTCAACCAACCGAACTAGGTTGGGGAAAAGGTAAAGACGAATGAGCGATGAGATTGTTGAGACTGATGAGTGGTTGCAAATGCATTTCCCTGTTGGCTCTGGTCCTAGCATTATTGCTGGTGGTGACTGCCACATTTCACGGGATCATTACATGACTATTGAGTTTCCTAAAGACTCAGACAATGCATTTTTTGTTATCAAGTCAACCCCAGATTATCGTGAGGGTTTGCGTGGTGTTGATGAAGGGACTGTCGTTTCTTTTAGCATCTCACGCGAACTTCTTCTAAAGATTGTTCGCACTATTAAAGTAAGTAACCACACTCAATACAATGATGATGTTTGTGAGTGGTGAGGAAATGAATGGGCTTCTACCAAAAGAAAACCGAATGTCCCCGATGCGCCTCGCATGGTGAAGACCGTAGTGGAGATAACCTCGCCGTCTACGATGACCATGTGTACTGTTTCAAATGTGGATACCACAAGAATACAAAAGGAAAAGAGATGAGCGATGTTATCACTACACCAGAAGTTAAAGACTTCAAGCCAATCACTGGCTCTTACATTGATCTTAATGATCGGGGTATTACGGAAAAGACTTGCCGACTATATGGCTATCAGGTAGCCAAAGTTAATGGCAAGGAAGTCCATGTAGCAAACTACTATCAGAATGGAGAGCTGGTTGGTCAGCATCTCCGTGGTCCTAACAAGCAGTTTGCTTGGAAGGGAACAGCAAAGAACGCTGAACTTTATGGTCAGAATCTTTGGAAGTCTGGTGGTAAGCGACTCGTCATTACTGAAGGCGAGATCGACTGCATGACTGTGAATCAAGTTCTTGGTGGTACTTGGCCTGTAGTTTCCATTCCGAATGGAGCACAATCAGCAGCTAAGTCTATCAAGGATAACCTTGAGTTTATCAATTCTTATGCCGAAGTAGTTATCTGCTTTGACATGGATGAGCCGGGAACCAAGGCTGCTATGGAGGTTGCTGAATTGCTTCCTCCGGGCAAGTGCAAGATTGCAAAGCTTCCATACAAGGATGCCAATGAGTGTCTGGTTAATGCACACACCAAGCAATTGGTGTCCTGCATTTGGGAAGCGCAGCAATACTCACCTGATGAGATCTTGCATATCTCTAAAGTTGTCGATGCGACCGAGGCAGTAACCAATAACCGAGTGTATCCCTTCCCCTATGATGGGCTATCAGAGTTCCTGATTGGTCAGCGTAGTGGGGAGATTACTCTCTGGTGTTCTGGTACTGGTTCAGGTAAGTCCACTATCCTCCGCGAACTAATGCACCACCATCTTGTTGAGGGTCGTAGCGTTGGTTGCATCATGCTTGAGGAGTCTCCGCAGGAGACAATGGATGACATGATTAGCTTGCTGTTGAACAAGCCTGTTCGTGCTATCCGTGCTTGTCGCATGATGAATGAGTTGCGTGTGGCTATGGGCAAGAAGCCAATCAATATGGCAATACTTGATGACTTGACTGATGAAGAGTATGCTGCTGCAAAGAATCAACTTTGCCAGACTAACTTCTACATCTACGATCATCTTGGTAATAATGCCATGCAGAATCTTCTTGCTCGTATGGAGTTCATGGCTGTGTCTCTCAAGGTTGATGTCATTGTTCTTGATCACATTACCGCAGCAGCGGCTGGTCTTATGAGCATGGCTGATAAAGACATTGAGGGTGGTGGTTCAGAGCGAATCATCATCGACACTCTAATGAAAGAACTGAGAGCTTTGGCTGTGCGTACTGGTGTTCATATTGACATCGTATCTCAGCTGAAGAAGTCAGAGAAAGCATATGAGGAAGGCGACCGCATTACACTGCAAGATCTGCGTGGCTCTGGTGCTTTGGCATCAGTACCCAATACAGTCATTGCACTTGAGCGAGATCGTCAGAACACAGATGAGAAGGTTGCCAATACTACGATTGTGCGAGTATTGAAGAATCGTTTGACGGGTCGTGCAGGAATTGCATCGACTCTCTATTATGACCATACTACTGGTCGATTGAAGGAGATTGGGTTTGCACTTGCTGAGGATGGCTCAGTGGTGTTTGAACCAGAACAACAGGAGGTCTAATGAAAGTCTGTACTCTAGACATTGAAGGCAACGGATTGGGTGAGCTTGTTCTTGACGGCAAGGGTAAGCCTTATACCGAAGCAACCAAGGTTCTATGTGCTGCGACCAAGGTTACAGATGAGGAACCAAGACTGTGGCTAGAGCATGAGATGAAAGACCTAGTTCAATACCTACACCAGTTTGATGTGATCATTGGTCACAACATACTTGGCTATGACTTTCCCGTAATGCGTAGGTTGTATGGGATGGCGCGACCGAAGTGCATTGTTGACACGCTCGTAGTCAGCAAGTTGATGTATCCAGATATTAACAATCACCCCCTTGGTGATAACTCTCTGGAGACTTGGGGCAAGCATCTTAAGTTCCCCAAGATGGAGTATACTGGCGGCTGGAGCCAGTACAACGAAGAGATGGGTATTTACTGTTTGCAAGATACCAGACTTGGTGAAGCAATCTATAATGCCCAGAAAAAATTCATATCCGCTAACCGGGATGTCGTTCGCTTTGAGCATGAAGTATCCCGTGTTCTAATGGAGCAAGTTGAACATGGTTTCAATTATGACTGTGCTGCTGGAGACAAGTTGTATCAAGACCTTATGCTTGAAAAGCTTGGTATTGAAGATGAAATGCGCCAGATCTTTCCTGACCGCATCATCATTAGACATTCAGAGAAGACGGGCAAGAGACTGAAGGATAAGATTGAGACTTTCAATCCCGGTAGTCGCCAGCAGATTGCTGATCGACTCACCGAAAAGTATGGATGGAAGCCGCCGCTAACCGAAAAGGGAAACCCAAAGGTAGATGAGGCTGTATTATCTACTCTAGAATATCCCGAAGCCAAGAAGTTGACTGAGTACTTTAACAATGTCAAGCTTATGGGTATGGTTGAAGATTGGAATAACCGTGCTGCTCATAGTCGTGACAATCGTATTCATGGTGGTATCAATGCTCAGGGTGCTGCAACAGGTCGTTGCACACACAGCCAACCTAACATTGCTCAGGTAAGTGGAGATCACCGCGCCAGAGAATTGTGGGTTGCTGACTCTGGTGATGTTTTAGTTGGTGCAGACTTGTCAGGTCTTGAGCTGCGTATGCTTGCCCACTTCATGGCTAAGTATGACAACGGTGAGTATGCCAAGGTGCTGCTGACCGGAGACATTCACACACACAATCAACATGCTGCTGGTTTGTCCAGCCGTTCGCTTGCCAAGTCTTTTATCTATGCTTACCTTTATGGTGCTGGAGATAAGAAGATTGCTATGGTATGCGACTGCTCTGTTGATGCTGCTCGTAAGTTGCGTGAGCGTTTCCAAAAGGAAATCCCCGCACTTGCTAAAGTACAGGAAGCAGTTCGCTTCCAGTGCCTAAAGACCGGAAAGGTTCAGTTACCGGATGGCAGGATGGTTCCCGTCCGCAGCGAACACGCTGCCCTTAACACACTCTTACAGGGCGCAGGAGCCATCGTATCGAAGTACTGGATGGTGGAGGCTAGCAAGGCAGCGATGCGTCTAGGCGCACACCAGCTGGCTTATATCCATGACGAATTACAATACTCTTGTAATCAGAAGGTGGCTGATGAGTTTGGTAAGGCTGTTACTTCCGCTGCTACGACAGCGGGACAGCAGCTTAATCTTAATATTCGTATTGATGCCGAGTATCGTATCGGCAATAATTGGGCTGAAACCCATTAAGGAGAAGTATGAGTTCACTAACTATCTACATTGCTGGTCCGATGCGGGGCTACCCGAACCATAACTTTGATGCTTTTTATAAAGCTGAGAAGAAGTGGGTAAAGAACCCAATGATTGAAAAGATTTATAACCCTGCTCGTATGGATGAGGATGAGGGATTTGATCCATCAACCGCAGAGGATTCCAAGGAACACCTCCGTTCGTGCATGAAGAGGGATCTGAATGCAATTCTAAACTGCAACGCTATGGTAATGCTACATGGATGGGAGCATTCTGAAGGAGCTAGAGTTGAGCATTCACTCGCAACATATTTAGGGATGCCAATTTTCTATGAGAGTTAATGCTAAGATTTGTTTCTATAAATTCAAGCCGCTACAAGGCTGGCGTTATTCCTTTATCCGTGTACTTACTAATGCTAAGCATACTCATGCTCATCTTGAGTTTGATGTAGAACCACCAATAGCAATTATTGTTGTTGATGGTAAAGCAGCGGAAGTATTACGAGTATCTTCATTAAATAAACTTGGTGTAGAAAAATATTATGAAAGAAATATAGGAGAACTAGAATTATCTTCTATTGATTTTCAGTTCTTTCAGACTTATAAAAAACCAAGCGCAATTAAAATGATATTCTACTATACTATTGGTCGTTTCTTTGGTATGAAAAAACCAGTTAGTTGTGTAACTTTTATCTGCGATTATCTAAAGTTTAAGGGATGGGACATTCCCGATCTCTTTAGTCCAAAAGAATTATGGGAGAGTCTACATGCTAGTGATAATGCTAGGTGGTCAGGCCCGTGTGGGCAAAACAACACTAGCCAAATGGCTAAGTGAGTATGCGTATAACCAAGGATATACTCCTGTAATCCTTCCCTTTGCTGGTCTGCTTAAGGCTGAGGCTGAAGCCAAGGGTTACTCAAAGGAAAAGAATCCCGAAGAGTACCGTGCTTTTTGCCAGACACTTGGCTCAAATATGAGACAGGAAGATGCAGATTTCTGGGTAAAGAAGTTCAAGACAAAGGTTAAATCTTTATATGAGCAGGAACAGAAAGCTCTTAAAGATGAACCAGATACTTGGCATGAAAAGGTAATCATTGTTGATGACTGTCGATACATGAATGAACTGGCTGCGGCTAGGGATCTTAGAGCATTGACTGTCTTTATTACTCCCGGTTCAAGAGAACTAATTGAGCATGATGCTGAGTGGCGCAAGCATGAATCAGAAGCTCTTGCTATTCAGATCGACTCAGGAAATAAGGACTATCAAAATATTTTTCACTATACTATTAAGAATGATAAGTCTCTTAAAGACTTTAAGAATAAGTGTGAAGATAAGTTTGAAGAGTGGTTCACAATCACAGCCGAAGCTTTGCTTGATCGACTATGTGATTGCGAACTATGTCTTTCATCCAGAGAAGATCGTGATCCAAATGGAGAGAAAGTTATTCAAGACATCATTGATTTAATTCTGGAGGATAAAGATGACGAAGATAAGCGAAGAAAAAAGACCTGATACAGCTATCCTAGATGGCGATATCTTGTGCTATCGTGCTGCGTTCTGGGCTGATCAGGAAGGAATTGACGAGCTTCCTGTACGGATTGACCATGATATCAGAGCATGGACACCTATGGGTGTTAAGAAAGTGTTCATTGCTATGTCCTGCCCACGGGCTAAGAATTACCGAAGAGACTTCTGGGAATCCTATAAGGCTCATCGGGATGCCCGTAAGCAGACTCCAGATTGTATGGAGTATGCTATTGAGTTGATCCATGAAAATGAAATCATTGAGGTGGATCGACTTGAGGCTGATGATCTCATGGGTATGGGGGCTTCTTCTGGTAAGTCTATTGCCGTAACAATCGACAAAGACCTCCGCTCTGTACCCGGTTGGCATTGGAATCCTGACAAGGAACAGACACCAGTAATGGTAGATGAATACACGGCTGACCTGAATTTCCACAAGCAGTGGATTACAGGAGATACGACCGATAATATACCCGGTATTTGGAAGTGGGGTCCAGCTAAGGCTGAGAAGTGGCTTAAGTATATCCACCCCCGGAACTGGTCTGCTGCCGTACTTGCAGCCTACGACCAAGCCAAAGATGCTGACGGAAATAAGTACAATTATGATTATTGTTTGGCTATGGCTAGATGTGTACGCATCCTACGGGATGGCGAATATAATAAGAAAACTAATACTATTAATCTTTACAGCCCAATAGTTGGGGCTACGAGAGAATAAACCAAGGAGATACTAATGGATACTAAAGTTACTTGCTACGATACTGAGTCTGGAGTCTATGGTTCACCAAGCTCAATCAATACACAAACCTATACTCATATCCCTATGGGTATCCCTATGGTTCTCCATCATTCCAAGTGTACCCCTGAGTATAAGACTCAAGGTGCTGCTGGTGCAGACTTAAGAATCTGCGTACCAATTACCCTACCTCCAAATGGTTCGGCTATGGTATCTACGGGAATCTCTATGGCTATTCCAGAAGGTTATGTGGGTCTTGTATTCCCACGGTCTGGCTTGGCTAACAAGGGTGTCACACTTAAGAACTCCGTTGGTGTAATCGACAGCGATTACCGAGGTGAGATCCAAGTATCCCTAGTTAACAATTCACTTCAGACTGTCGATCTACAGGTTGGCGACCGTGTGGCACAGATTGTCTTCCTATCTGTTACTCAGTTTTCATTCATCTCTGTCGATAAACTTCCAGAGACTACGAGAGGAACTGGTGGTTTTGGAAGTACAGGATTATAAGAAACTAGTCGTTTAGGAAGGACAGATATGGATACATTTCAAAACTTTATTGCTATCTCAAGATACAGCCGATGGGTTGATACCCATTCTCGCCGTGAGACTTGGGATGAAACCGTGGATCGTTGGTGGAATTACTTCACAACCAAGGTTCCAGCCCTAGCTTCACGACCAGAAATTCGGGATGCTATTTTAAACCTAGAGGTTCTACCCTCTATGCGTGGGCTTATGACCGCAGGACCAGCTTTGGACCGCGACCATACAGCCCTCTACAATTGTTCATACCTAGAGATTGACTCTCCAAAATCTTTCTCTAATTTGATGTACATTCTTATGTGTGGTACTGGCGTTGGCTATACCGTTGAGCGTAGATGCACAGACAAACTACCAACAGTTCCCACCATTCATAAGATGTTTGATAATGTAATGTTTGTAGAAGATAGCCGAGAGGGTTGGTGCGATGCACTAAAGACTCTAATCGACAATCTCTACATGGGTGTTCACATCAAGTGGGACACCACCAAAGTTCGCAAGGCTGGAGAAAGACTCAAGACATTTGGCGGTAGGGCTAGTGGTCCTGCTCCGCTTGAAGAAGTCTTCCGCTTTGTTGTTCAGACATTCTACAAGGCTCAGGGCAGACGCCTCACACCGCTTGAGTGTCACGACATTTGCTGCAAGATTGCTCAGTCAGTCATCGTTGGTGGCGTTCGCCGCTCAGCAATGATCTCCCTAAGTGATCTCGCGGATCGTGAGATGGCGACATGCAAGAGTGGCGCATGGTGGGAGTCCTCTGGACACCGCGCCCTAGCCAATAATTCCGCTGTGTACAATGGTCGCCCTTCAATGGGACAATTCCTAGAGGAGTGGACAGATCTGTACAACTCTCACAGCGGAGAGCGCGGAATCTGCAACCGTGATGCGATGAAGGCTATTGCAGCAAAGGCAGGGCGTGATATTGATATCAATTATGGGACAAACCCTTGCTCTGAGATTATTCTCAGACCCAACCAATTCTGCAACCTATCGACCGTTGTTGTCCGCGCTTCCGATACACCAGAGACATTAGCTAAGAAGATTGAGATGGCTACAATCATTGGTACAATCCAAAGCATGTTCACTTATTTCCCATATCTTTCCCGTGAGGATTCATCATGGACAAAGAACTGCGAAGATGAGAGACTGCTTGGCGTATCCATGACAGGCATCTTTGATAACAAGTTAATGTCTGGCATTCATGGTTACGGAAAGCTCAGGCATGTTCTTGAGAATCTCCGTGAGATTGCAATCAAGACAAACCTTGATTGGGCTAAGCAGTTGGGCATCAGCCCAAGCAAGTCAATTACTTGCATCAAGCCAGAGGGAACAACCTCATGCTTGGCTAACTCAGCCAGTGGTCTACACCCACGATATGCCGAGTATTATTATCGTAGAGTTCGTATCGACAAGAAAGATCCATTGTATATGCTAATGCGTGATGCACAGGTTCCAGTAGAAGACTGCGTAATGAATCCAGATTCAACTGCCGTCTTTACCTTTGCTCAGTCTGCTCCATCAGGTTCTCTTACCCAAGATGAACTACAAGCTATTGACCACCTCAATCTGTGGCTAGCCTATCAAGAGCATTACTGCCAGCACAAGCCAAGCATCACAGTCAATTATTCTGATAGTGAATTCCTACCAGTAGGACAGTGGGTATGGGAAAACTTTGACAAGATTTCTGGTATCTCTTTCCTACCAAAGTCTGACCATGTATATGCTCAGGCTCCATTTGAGGCAATCACTAAGGAAATATACAACGCTTATGTAATGGTTCCTGTCGATTTCAATAACTTATCTTTCTATGAAAAGACAGATACAACAACATCCTCTCATACAATGGCATGCACTGCTGGTGCGTGTGAGATTATAGATCTCAAAGGATAACACATGGCTACAAGAGCTGAACTTGAACAACAGTTAGCTACAATTCAGGCTGGTTTATTAGATTTTTCTGCATTAGGTGAAGAAGCTTTTTTTAAAAAAACAGGACAAACTAAACTTACCAGAAAAGACATACCTCGTTATACTGATGTTTATAATCCTATTTTTGAATCTGTAAAAGATATTCAGTTTGATGTCGCTGCTGATGTCTCAACAAGCACAACAGCTGATACAGCTTTTTATGTTTTTGATCCAGCAAGAGCGGCTGAAAGACAAGCACAAGAACAAATAAAATCTATTGAAGATTTTAATGCAAGTGTTGCTACACAAGAACAACAAATACAAGCCTTTCTTGCTTCACAACAGCAATCAGCTAAAGAATCTGTATTTCAAAAATATCTTTCTGGTATTTTAAATCCAAAAATACCAAAAGGCGGTATTAATCCGTTTGAATGGGACACGATTGATCCCAATACACCTTCAGGTTGGGCTAAATGGAAAGCCACAAAAAGATCAGATAAAGCCCAAGTTAGTGGTGTAACTGCTGATGGTAGAGCAACACAACAATATACTTATTATATTAAACTGACACCAGAACAATCCGCTGAAAAAAGAAAAACAACAGAAGCTATTGAAAGAATTCGTTTTATGGCTTCTCCAACTTTACAAAAAACTTATGCTGATATTTACACTAAAGAGTTACAAACAAATATAACTACTTTAGCTAAGAAAGAAGAAAAAGCAGCTAAGATTAAATCTCAAATAGAACTACTAACAACCGCTCTTAATCAGCCCGGTGCTAGAGTCAATAGACTTAATAAACAAATTAAAGACCTTAATAAACAACTATCTAAACTATAAAATGATATGGTAACAAATATACAAG